ACAGAACAATCTTTCCGTCAAAAAGAATCATTACTTTTGGATGATTCCTGTTTGCCTTATGTTTACATAAAAATTCCAAAACCAAATCTTAATCATATTGTAACACCACAAAATCGTGTAAATGAAATACTTACAGATTATTATAAAGATTTTGATCGTAAAAAACAATTGGATGATTTTAAACGTAAAAATTTGAATTATGTTGGTTTGTTGGCAAAAGAATTTGAAATGCGTAAGGCAGCATCCAAATATGAAAAACGTAAAACATCGGATATAGGTGATATTGATGTAAACAAAATTTACAAGTATAAATTAGAAGATAACATTTTTCGTAAAATTACTAAATTTCAAAATGGAAAATCTCATGGACTTATATTATTGTTAGATTGTTCTGGTAGTATGACTGCCAATTTTAATGGTGCAATTGAACAGATTATGGTTCTTACTATGTTTTGTCGCCGTGTAAATATACCATTTGCTGTTTATGGTTTTGGTAACAATAATTATTCTTGGAATACAGATTATCCTGAATATAAAACCTTACCTAGAAAATGTTTTAGTGACGGACCAAATGAATTAAGATTAAATAATGTTAGTTTGCGTGAATATTTGAATTCTGAAATGAGTAATAGTGCATTTAATAATGCACTTTCAAATCTTGCAATTTTGAAAAGTAATTATGAATCACGTGCATATATTCATGGAGGTATTCCTCCAACAGAAGTATTGTCTAATACTCCATTAATTCAAGCGATGATTGCAATGAAATCTGTTGTTGAAGATTTCCGTAAAAAAAGAAAACTTGATATTGTAAATTTGGCAATTGTTCATGATGGTGACGCAGATTTTTGCACAAACTATAGTAATAATGATAATAATAAAACTGAAAGTATTAGATCAGAAGGATATAATTATATTTTAGTGGATAAAGATAATAATCTTAATTTTCCACTTCCTAGAGAAACTTGTAGAAATATTCTTCCATCTATTTGTGAATGGTTTACTAAAACCACAAACACTAAAATTTTTGGTTTCTTTATTGTGTCAAATTCTAGGGGTGCTATTTCAGATAGTTTAATTAATTCTTACTATAAAGATGGTAAAAATTATCTTCTGGATGTAGTTGGAAAAAATAAAAAGTATTGGCAAATTAAGAAAATGGATGAAACACATAAATTAGTTAGTATCTTTAGGGCTACAAAATTTCTAGTTTCAGATAAACCTGGATATGAAAAATTCTTTATGATACTTGGTGGAAAAACTCTAGTTACAGATTATGATGATTTACAGGTAGAAAAAAATGTATCAATCAGTAAACTTAAAAAGGCATTTTCTAAAAAATATAACAATCGTAAAACGAATAGGATATTGGTGAATAGCTTTATTCAAGGTATTGCAGCGTAAGTTATTGATTTTAAAAGAGAATACACTATTGACAAATAAGCATAATTAGTGTATAATGGTAATACAAATTGTAAATGGAGATATATATTATGCGTAAGCCTGATGTTGAAGTTCGTAATAAATTTTTTGAGGCATTGAAATTGATTGAAAGTGATGTTATTACTGTTTCGGATATTAATCAAATTTGTGAACAACAAAAAATTAAATATCCACAATGGTTTACTAAAGAAAAAAACAATCGTGCTGGGCGTGGATTGTATAAGAATCCAAATTATGAGATAAACAAAAATGAAGCAAATGTTATTGCTATGGCACCTGCACAAGTTATTCCTATGACAAAAAAACAAATTTCGAATGTCGTAACTGATATCGAAACTACTGATATTATTCCAAAAGTATATACAAATTATGTTCCTTTTGGTAATTTTGATGATGTTTATAAAATTGTTTCATCTGGTATTTTTTATCCTATTTTGATTACTGGTCATTCTGGTAATGGTAAAACAATGTCGGTTGAGCAGGCATGTGCTAAGGCTAAACGTAAATTTGTCTGTATCTCAATGACACCTGATACCGATGAAGGCGATTTACTTGGTAACTATGTCCTTATCAATGGTGAAATGGTATGGCGTGATGGTCCTGTTACTGTTGCTGCACGTATTGGTGCTGTTTTGTGTATTGATGAGATTGATTATGGTGGACAAAATCTTTCAGTATTACAACGTGTTCTTGAGGGTAAATCTTTTCTCTTGAAGAAAAAGAATGAATTAATTACACCTGCTCCAGGTTTTACTATTGTTGCTACTGCAAATACTAAAGGTAAAGGTAGTGATGATGGTAGATATATGTTTACCAACATTCTTAATGAAGCATTCCTTGAACGATTCTTGAATACTATGGAACAAGAATGGCCTGAACCTAAGATTGAAAAGAAAATCTTGAAAAAAGAGATTGAATCTTACGGTAAACCAGATGATGATTTTGCTGAAAAACTTGTGAATTGGGCTGATGTTATTCGGAAAACCTTTGATGAAGGTGGTTCAGATGAAGTTATTTCTACTCGACGTTTGGTTCATATCGCTAAAACATATGGTGTTTTTGGTGATAAAATGAAATCAATTCAATTGTGTTTGAATCGTTTTGATGAGGATACTAAATCATCATTTCTTGATTTGTATAGTAAGATTGATAGTGATGTTTCCACTACTGTATCGGATGTTGTACCTAATCCCGGATCCGTATTAATCTAATAATAGTGCATGTTTACCTATAAAAAGCATTGACATACACTATTTTTTCATGTAAAATTACAAAATTCGGAATATAGTATCGCATTCCGGACAAATATAAATTTTGCGATACATTTTTTATGAGGATTTTTTTATGACTAAATCACAAAAACAACGTCTTGTTAAGTTTTTCAAATCTGGTAAAGATATTACCGAAACTCAAGCGAACCATCGTTTCGGTATCGGTAATCTTTCTGCACGTATTGCTGAACTTCGTGCAGAAGGGTATAGTATCTACACCAATACCTTGAAAACCCAAAAAGGTGAAACCACGGTTTATCGTCTTGGTAAACCTAATCGTACCATGGTTGCTGCTGCATATAAAGCCCTTGGTTCAAAAGCATTTGCCTAATAATTAATAATTTTAGGTAATGATAAAAACTACCCCTTATGGGGTAGTTTTTTTATTATACATAACAATATATCATTTAAATAATAGGAGATTTTCTTATGGAAATAAGAATTAATTTAGAAGAAATGAAGAATAATAAATTGATGATTGCTACTCCTATGTATGGAGGTATGTGTTATGGTTTGTATATGAAATCTTGTTTGGATTTGCAAACAATTTTTACTCATTATGGTATTAGTGTTAAATTTTCATTTTTATTTAATGAATCTCTTATTACACGTGCAAGAAACTATCTTGTTGATGAATTTCTGAGATCAGATTGCACACATCTACTTTTTGTCGATTCTGATATTCATTTTGAACCTAATGATGTTCTTGCTATGTTGGCTTTGCAAAAAGATATTATTGGTGGTGCTTATCCCAAAAAATCTATTAATTGGCACAATATACAGCACGCTGTTAAATTACAACCTGATATTCAACCTAAAGAGTTAGAATCAATTGTAGGGGATTATGTTTTTAATGTAGTACATGGTACCACACAATTCTCTGTTACCGAACCTCTGGAAGTTATGGAAATTGGTACCGGATTTATGATGATATCACGTAATGTTTTTCCAGTTATGGAAAAATCGTATCCAGAATTAAGATATCGTCCAGATCATGCAGGACAAGAAAATTTTAATGGATCTAGATATATCCATGCATATTTTGATACTATTATTGATAGTAAAGATAGTGCAACTGGTGGGGGTTCTGATAGGTATCTGTCAGAAGATTATATGTTTTGTCAGTTATGGAGAAAAACTGGTGGTAAAATATTTCTATGCCCTTGGATAAAATTGACACATATAGGAACATACCCATTTTCTGGTGATCTTCCAAAAATTGCAGAACTAACAGGTAGACTGTAAAATGTTAATTGGAATAATAGGTTTTGCTGGAAGTGGTAAGGGAACTCTTGGTGATCTTCTTGTAGAAAAAGGATTTCATAAAGATAGTTTTGCAGCACCTTTAAAAGATGCATGTTCAATTATATTTAGTTGGTCACGTGATCTTTTAGAGGGTGATACCGAAATATCAAGAAAATGGCGTGAAGAACCTGATTCTTTTTGGTCTGAAAAATTTGGTAAACCATTTTCGCCTAGACTTGCATTACAATTAATGGGAACAGAAGCAGGTAGAAATGTTTTTCATTCGGATATTTGGGTAATTTCTTTGTTAAATCGTATAAAGGGTCGTAATGTTGTTGTTACTGATGTTAGATTTAAAAATGAAATAAAACATATTCAAAATAACAAAGGTATAATTATACGTGTTAAACGTGGTGATGATCCTATTTGGTATGATGATTTTGTTAAATATAATCAACATCCATTGTGTTATTCATATCCTAGAGTTAATATACATCCATCTGAAACAGATTGGATAGGATGTGATTATGATTATTTAATTGAAAATAATGGTACTATTGAGGATATGGCAATAAAGATTGATGATATATTGACTTTTATTAAATAAATTGTTATACTAATTTTTTTTATGGAGATATTATGAAACTTTCTAAAACAACTATTGATGTATTGAAAAACTTCTCGTCTATTAATCAGGGTATCGTTATAAATCCTGGTAATAAACTGAAAACTATCGGTAAAAGTAAGAATATTCTTGCTGAATATGTATCAGAAGAAACATTTAAACAAAAATTTGGTATTTATGAATTGACAGGACTTTTGGCTGTTCTAACTCTTGAAAAAGATGATCCAGAAATTGAAATTAATTCAAATAGTATGAAGATTGTAAATCTTGCTGGTCGGCGTAAAATGGAATATAGATTTTGTAGCGAAGAAATGGTAATTACTCCTCCAGAAAAAAGTATTGAAATGCCAAATCCAGAAATCAAATTTGAACTATCAGAAGAAGATTTCTCTACTATTAAACGTTCAACAAGCGTTATATCTTCGCCAAATATTGCTATTGTTTCTGATGGTAAAAAAATCTATGCACGAAATTATGATTCAACAAATGATTCTGCTGCAACAATTGAATTAGAAATTTGTAATGGTAATGGTTCAAAATATAATATGATCTTTAAAGAAGAATCATGGAAAATGATTCTTGGACCATATGATGTTAATATTACTTCTAAAGGTATTGCACATTTCAAACACAAAAATATGAATTTACAATATTGGGTAACAACTGAAACTGGTTCTAGTTATACACCTAAGTAATTATTTTTGGAGTTTGTGAATGGAACACTTTTTGTATACGGAAAAATATCGTCCTAAAACCATTGAAGATTGCATACTTCCTGAAAGATTAAAAACACCATTTCAGGAGTATGTCAAGCAAAAGGATATACCCAATCTTTTGTTGTCTGGTGGTGCAGGTGTTGGTAAAACAACAGTTGCCAAAGCTATGTGTGAAGAAGTAGGTTGTGATTATATGATTATCAATGGTTCTGATGAATCAGGTATTGATACTTTTCGTATGAAGATAAAGTCATATGCGTCTACTGTATCACTTTCTGGTGGTAGAAAAGTTATTATTATTGATGAAGCAGATTATTTAAATCCGAATTCTACACAACCGGCTTTACGTAATGCAATTGAAGAATTTGCAAAGAATTGTTCATTCATTTTCACATGTAATTATAAGAATCGAATAATCGAACCTTTGCATAGTAGATGTGCATGTATTGATTTTACTTTGAAAAATGGTGAAAAAGTGAAAATGGCATCACTATTTTTCAAAAGAATTCAGTGTATTCTTGAAAAAGAAAATGTTGAATATGATGCAAAAGTTGTTGCTGAATTAATCAATAAACATTTTCCAGATTTTCGCAGGATTTTAAATGAATTACAGAGATTTTCTAAGTTTGGAAAGATTGATACAGGAATTCTTTCACAAATTTCGGATGTAACTATCAGTCAGGTTGTGGAGTATCTAAAACAAAAAGACTTTAGTTCTATTCGTAAATGGATTGCATCTAATACAGTGGATCCTTCAACATTCTACCGTAAACTTTATGATAATATTTATGAAATTCTCAAACCAGAAAGCATTCCACAAGCGGTAGTAACTATTGCAGACTATCAATATAAACAAGCATTTGTTGCGGATGCTGAGATTAATGTCATGGCTTGTTTAACTGAAATGATGTGCAATTTGGAGTTTAAATAATTATTTAGGAGATAATATGAAAAATGATAATGTTACAAATATAAAAGATAAAATCGACCATGATATTATGGAAAATGATAATGTTACAAATATAAAAGATAAAATCGATCATGATATTATGAAAAATATTGAGGTCGTTACTATTCCAACTAACACATTCTTAGAATTTGAGCCTGTTCCTATGCAAAGGGATACTCAAGGAAGAGCGTCAACACCTAAAGTGAAAAGAATGTTGAAAACATTAAAACCCACTCATTTAGAAGTAGCGATTGTTGAGTTACTACAGTCTGAAAAATATTATGGTAGAATTTATGAAAAAGGATGGAAGGGAATAGTAAATGGAAATACGCGGGCTTACTATTGGAAAAATTGTTTGTCAGATAAAATACCTCCACATGTTTTTGCAACTGTTTATAAATGTAAATCCATGGAAGAAGTTAGAGAAATTTATAATCAATATGACAATCCCGATTCTATGGAAAAAACTCAACAAAAAGTTTATGGTATTCTGAGTAAACTTCTGTCATTTGAGCCTACATGTGAAAAAATAAAAAAGGGAGAAATTTTAACTGGATTAAATTATGCATGTTATAAACTGAACCCTAAATTTTGGAATCAGGCAAATATTCTCGCTAAAGACCTTCCTTTTCAATTAGAAACATATATTGAAGAAATTAAAATTTTTGATAAGATTTGTAATAATAGGGCTAGATGGGACCAAGCATTAATATGTGCATCTTTAATGTCGCTTAAAAAATATAAGAATAATTCCGATGAATTAAATATATTGATAAATGGACTCAAAAGAATAGATGAAAGAAGTTATGATACTACTGGAAGTGAATATGACGGTATAACACATATTTGTATTGAGTGGTTTACATCCGACAAACTTTTTCCCACAAAAGGTACATCCTGGTCTAAAGCTGGTGGATTTTGTGATACAGTTCCATTTGCCCTCTATTGGATACAAAATTACATGCAAGGTAAACGTTTGAAACAAAGTGGTTTCAATTGGAGAACTGTGGCAGATAAATGGTATTGTGACCATAATACTCAATCTATTAATCTGAATAAGTTGTTTTCTGTGTAAAATATGAGTAATCCATTCGACTATGTAAATGATATCCTTTATGGTAAGAAAAATCTTATTGTAGATGATATTACAGAAAAGGACTATCAGCCATTTCTGGTAAATCGCAGCCTTTCTTACCATATGGACTGCATCCTTCATTCGAATGAAATGAATCGCAGACATCATTTAGACAAAAAACTTCAAAATTCTTATTTGATATATACTATACGATCAAGAAAAAGACCATTTTCTAAGTGGATTAAGCCTGTAAAAAGTGAAGATTTAGAATGTGTAAAATTATATTATGGTTATTCAAATGAAAAGGCTAGAGTTGCTTTAGATATTCTTACAGAAGAACAGATTGATATAATCAAGAATAGTGTTCAAACAGGTGGATTTGTTAAATGAGTGGCGGTCTAATTGTAATAACAGGTTTGATATATGCTTATATTGCTATAGAACAATGCATCAAAGGCAATATCGGTCTTGCTATTGCGTATACCGGTTATGCATTCTCTAACATTGGACTTTATATACTTGCAAAATGATTTTTTATTATGGAGTTATATTATGAAGAAATTGATTGACAGAAAATGTATTCTTATAAATAAGAATTATAATATGTTTACATTGTCTTGAATTGACTTTCCATATGGGATTTCTTGAAAAGACTAATTATAATAGAGGTCCATCATGAACACAAATGATATTTTTAGAAATTGTGGTATAGAAATAACTTTACAGCAACCAGATGATTTTTTAAAGGTGAAAGAGACATTGACTAGAATTGGTGTTTCTTCTCGTAAAGACAAAACATTGTATCAATCATGCCATATATTGCATAAACAAAATAGATATGTTATAATTCATTTTAAGGAATTGTTTTCTCTTGATAATAGATCAACAGATTTAACGGAAAATGATATTCATAGAAGAAATGCAATTGCAAAACTTTTACAAGATTGGGGTTTGATTAAGATAATAAATCCTTCAATTTTGACAGATGGTATTGCACCGATTCATCAAATAAAGATATTGTCACATAAAGATAAATCAGAATGGAAACTTGTAAGTAAATATAATATTGGTAAAAAGAAATATTAATATGGGAAATTATTATGACTATGAGAAAAAAACTATTTAAATTGGAAAATGAATTTACTGGTGATATTGTATATTGTTGGGATATCGAAAAATTAAAGATTATTGACGGAATTTCTTTTATTTATGTTTTTAAAGCTGAAAATAAGAATAGGACATTCTTAGTTAATCGTGCAGCATTTAAAATCGTGAATAAATAGGAATGTGATGCC